TATTAGAGTATAAATAGTGACAAGAAATTAAAACACTTCGAGAAAATGAGAGTCTTCTTCGTAGGCAGGAAAATAGAATTCTGCGTCACGGAGAGTACGCTCGTAGGGAGTGCGTAAATGACGTGTTACTTCATTGAGGGTAGGAAGATGATCAGTCGGAATTTCGAAAGTAGCGTCGCCTTGGAGGATGACGTCACGTTGAATTCTGATGTCGGCAGGTTGAATGCCTTCTTGGATCATTTGATTCCAGATAGTTGTGCAGACGTTTATGACATTGGGCCATTTGTAAGCCGATGCGTAGATAAATCCAGCGCATTTTGCCATTAGCTTCGAGCGGTCAGGGTTGCCTCGTGGGTGGAGCAACATAGCTAGGAGCTTTGTTTCGTCGCGGACAGGGTAGCCATTGTCGTTCTTGTATCCAAGAACTTCAGATGTGCCATCTGTGTTGATGCTTAACTTTTCAGGTTTCACTTCTGTGTTGAAGTAGTGCTTAGCCTTCTTGTTGAATGCTTCGCGGAACGCGTCGTGTTCGGACGGTGGGATGAAGAATAATAATTTCGTGATAGAATCGTCACCTTGTACTTTAAGGCGGATGTCTTTTGTGATCACGAAACCAAGAGATGAAAGAATACAGAGTATTCGAGCATGATTGATTAAGGAGTCGTCGCTTTGTGTTTGAAATAAACCGGAGTAGACAAACCAATGATTGGGAGACATGACGTAAGTTGAGCCGTCTGGAAGAACCAGTGGCATGTTGTGTGTTGCATCGATTATCCAGTGCCATGCGGCGCGGAGATGATCTTCTGATGCGACAGAGTTTGCGTAGTGTCGGGTTGGAATGTATCCGTTTTCAAAGTCGAAATATGTTTCGTATGTTTCGTAACAACGTTGTCGTTCAGTGTAAGTGACGCCAAGGTCGTAATTCGGCCAGTCGATTGAAATGAAAGAATATACTTGAAGACGGCAGTGGAACATTTCGGTGTGGAGTTTTTGCATTCCACCTAGAATAGTTTCATATCGCCATAGCATAGGAGAGTTTCCATTTTCGATCCAGTCGCGGAACAGTGGCCAAAAACGTTGAGCTGATGGTATCACGTGGAGCTTTGAGACGCCAGCGATGACACGAACTTTCGTTTTGCCAATTTCGGAGAGAGCGGGTTTGGTGTGTATAGTGACTTGGGGGTAGAGAGCTTTCGGATCACTGATTTGTTTGCGT